AGGTCGCTCTGCTTGAGCAGCGCCTCGGCGATGTCGTCGTCCACCTCGAACGGTTCGCCCGGTCCCGGTTCGCCCAGCACGCCGGGGATGACGAGGGGACCGAGGGGCGACTTGTGGATCAGGGTGCGGGTCATGGGGTTCCTTTCCCGGTGATGCGGACCTTGGCTTCGAACACGGCGAGGGCGGCGGCCAGGCGGCCGGCCCCGATGTTCTGGTTGTCGATCTCGACGTCGTCGGTCATGTGGCTGAGGAGGAAGCATTCACGGACGACGCCGCCGAGGGTGGTGTCGGTCTGGCGCACGTAGTACTCGAGCTCGCGGATCCGCGCGTAGAGGTACTCGTCGGCCTCCTTGGCGGCGTCGACTTCGCCCCACACGGTGACGAACCACTGGGTTTCCAGGCGGATCACCTCGTCGCGGCTGCGGTTGGTGCCCGACAGTGACGCGGTCTGCTGGTCGGAGTCGGTGCCGTGGAACTCGACGTAACAGTCGGGGACGTTTGTGCCGACCCGGCCCCAGCTGACGAGGAACTCGGGGTGGGTGTCTTTCCACAGCTCGACGGCGGCGGTGTAGAGGGCGTTCTTGAACTCGTACGCGGCGGTGGCGGTGGCGGACATCAGGCGGTCCCGGGGAGCATGTACTGGTTGCTGCAGAGCTCGATGACGCGACGGGGCACGGCGAAGCCGGTGCGGGTCTGACCCATCTCCGGGTCGGTCTGCGCGCCGGCGCCGTCTGCAGCGCCGCCGCTGCGGGCTTGCTGGCCGATCTGCCAGAGGTGGCGGACGAGCTCTTTGGTCGCGAGCTGTACGGACGGGGACACGGACTCGGATCCGGTGCGGTAGCGGATGACGATGTTCTGCCGGCCCGGCGGGAAGGCGCCGTCGCGGGCGTAGACGATCGCGGCGTTGACGTTGGGGATGTAGGCGGTGGTGGGCTTGCCGTCGACGAGAACCGAGAGGATCTCGCTCGGCCGCTCCCAGAGGGCGACGCCGGTGCGTCCGCCGTCGGATGCCTGCTCGATCGTGCGCACCAGGACGGCGCCGGCGATGTCTTCGATGACCTCGGTCGCCGCGGCAACGTAGAGCCGGAGCTGCTCGTCGTTCTGCGCGCGGTCGGCGGGACGCCAGCGCAGGGACGCGGCCGCGTCGTCGAGGCTGATGAGGAAGCGAGGGTCGGCGGGCCAGACGTTCACGACGTCGGTGACGACGTCGTCGACGTCGGTGTCGGCCCAGCGCAGGACCCACCGGCCGGGGTGATCGAGGAGGACCTCGGCGGTGTAGGTGCCGCCGGGGCCCTCCTCGACGTCGGGGGTGGACGTTGCGCCGTCGGGGGCGGTGACTGTCAGCGTGACGGTGTGGTTTGCGGTGTGCTTCCACGTCGCGGTGTGCTGGGTTCCGACCTCGATCGGCATGGCGTCCTCCGTTACCGGGTCTGGCGGGGCTTCTTCGCTGGCGTCGCCTTCTGGGGCTCGTCGGCGGTGTCGGCGCGGTCGGTCTGCTCTCCGGCGGCTTTGCGGGCCTCTGCGGCGTCGCTGGCGTCGTCGGTGGGCGTGTGGTTGTCGGGGAGGGTGAACACGTCGGGCTCCTTTTCCTGCACGTTGGGTGCGGTCTCGGCGGGCGTCTTCAGCTCTGCCGCGACGTCCTCGTCGGTGCGGGCAGCTCGCGCGTCGCGCAGCTGCTCCTCGAGGTCGGTGACGCGGCTGCGGAGCGTCTCGTTGTCGGAGGCGAGGCGGGCGTGGTCGGCGACCTGCGCGTTGAGCTCGTTGATGCGCTGCTCGAGGCCGTCAGCGTCGCGGGCTTCGCGTTCGAGCTGCTCGATGCGGGCCTTGAAGGGCGCGGTCTCGTCGGTCTTGTCGTCGGGGATGCGCTGCGCGTTGGGGTCGGCGCCGGGGAGGCGGAACGCCGCCGGCTGCGTGGGCTCGTCGACGGGGTCGAGGTAGTCCTCTCCGCGTGAGGCCGCGTCGCGGCGTTCGCCTTCGGCCTTCGGCCGCCAGAATGCGAGCTGCTCGTCGACCTCGGCGACGCGCTTGTCGTTGCCGAGGCGTTCGTAGCCCTCGCGTTCGGCCTCGAGCGCTGTGACGTACTGCTGGGCGTTGGTGTTGGTCATCGCATGTTCTCCTTGCTGAGCGGCGAGGGGGCCGCGACCGCCGAAGCGAGCCGCGGCCCCACCACCGAGCGGGCTTAGAACGTCGGGGTCACCAGACCGGTGCCGGCGATCTTCTGGGCGTGCGGGCGACGTGCCCACGTGTAGGCGAAGTAGCCGTAGACGACGAGATCGACCGCGAGCTTCTTGGCCTTGGGCTGGTCCGCGCGGATCAGCATGGGCGCGTCGGGGTCCTCCCACAGGTGCCCCTCGGACTGGTTGAAGAAGTAGAGCTCGTCTTCGTTCGTGCCAGCGCCGTAGTTGGTGGCGATGTTGTTGTCGACGATCACCGGGACGCCCGAGGGAAGCACGCCGCGGAAGCCGCTGCCGTACTTCTCGGCGTAGGCCACGCCGGCGTTCTGAGCCGGGATGCCCTGCTGTCCGAAGAGCGGCCAGACGCTGGTGAGCTGCGACTGCAGCCAGTACCAGCGGCGGGAGTGCATCACGCCGATGGTGTCGCCGACCACGGTGTTCAGGAGCGCAGCCTCGACACCGGCGGGGCCCGCCAGCATCTTCGGGTAGAGCTCCATCGCCGTCGGGGTTCCATCGGTGTACGCGATGGGGTTGGCGACGTTGGTCAGGCCGGTGCCCGCCTGGTTGAGAACCTTCTTGTCGAGGTTCACTCCGTAGGCGGCGAACAGGTCTTCGACGATGGTGTCGTCGACGCCGACGCCTCGGTCGACCGCCTGGCGCGAGAGTGACTGCGAACCGGCAGCGGTCTGGATCTTGACCTCGAGCAGGGTGTCGTCGTAGTCCTGCTCGGCGACGTCGTCGTACTCGTTGACCTGGTTGTCGACGGTGGTTCCGGTGGTGGCACGCGGGATGTACGCGGTCATGCCGGTCTCGGGCAGGTCGTGGTGGCGCATCGTGTCGGCGGTGGGACGGCCTGCGCGGGCGATCGGGGCGAACTGGTCCGTGAGGTACTGCGGGACGACCATGCCGCTGAAGTTGCCGGTGCCGGCGGCGCGTTCGATGATCTCGCCGCCCCGCTCGACGCGCTCCTCCTGCATGTGACGGGCGAGGCGCTCGTTGGCGTTCTGGTCGTTGTAGAGGAACTGACGAGCGACGTCGAGCGCGAACTGGCGGCCGCGCTTGTCGTTGTGCTCGTTGTAGGTGCGGGCTTCGCCGGTGACGACGCCGGCGGGGGTCCGGGCGCCGGTCGGGGTGTGCTCGGCCGCGGCGCGGGTGAGGCGCTCGTCGTCGGCCTGCTCGCGCTTGTAGCCGTCGATCTCGGCGGTGACCGCGTCGATCTGGTCCGTGAGCGTGCGCTTGGCCGCGGTGAGCTCGGTGATGCGCGAGCGCTGCGACTCGGTCAGGGCCGCGTCGGCGGCGACACCGTCGATGATGCCGCGCTGTTCGGTGACGTGAGTCTCACGCTCGGCCTGCAGCGCGAGGAGTCGGCGCTGCGCCTGCTCGATGAGCTTCTTCCAGTCCATGGGGACTCTCTTTCTGGTTCGGGTGTTGAGGGGGTGCGTGCTGGCACGGGTGAGCTCATCTGGCCGCCGGCGGCTCATCTGGCGTTCGGCGTTCGGGCAGCACAAACTCCCCGACCGTTGTGGTCGGGGAGGGGTCGGTGGGGTCAGATCAGACCGGCATCCAGGAGCGCCAGGTAGTCGGCCCTGGTTCGTCCGGTCGATGTGGCCGCCGCCGGCGCCGGCGCGGCTGCGCGAGCTTCGGTGCCGATGGTGGCGAGGCGTTCTTCGGCGCGATCTGCCATGGCCCGCAGGTAAGGGGCCGGCAGGTGAGCGATCGCGTCCTCGGCCTGCTTGGCGCGAGCGCTGATGGAGGTGAACGGGTTGGCGCCGAAGTTGACGGCCGACACGTCGCCACGGTCGAGGTCGACCTCGAGGATGCGGTACTCCGTGTAGTCGGGGGACCACTGGCCACGCACGATGCGGAACGCGAAGCTCATCTGGTCGACGTCTTCGTCGTTGATCGCGTGAGCGAGGTCGGCGACGTCGGTGCGCTCAGGGTTGCAGTAGGCGTCGCTGCGGAGGCCCTGCTCGTCGACGGAGAGCTCGAGCGTCCCGGACTTGGTGCGCGCCATGGTCGTGCCGCGGTGGTTGACGAGGAACGCAACGTCGGGGGAGGCGGAGAGGGTCCGGTCGAACGCGTGAGCGTCGACAATCTCGGTGTACGGCCCCCACATGTCGTACATCTCGTACGGCTCTTCGACGGTGGAGGCGTAACCGTGGAAGTGGAAGAAGTCCTTACCGTCGCGCTTGACGGTGGCCACCCGCAGCTGCGCGGCGAACGCCTGGGCACGGTTGCTCGTCGAGGGGATCTCGGCGGGGTGACTGGTCGCCGCGGCGCGACGACCGGCGAGGTCGGGAGTTGCGAGGAGGGTCATGCGTCGGCTCCGATCGAGGAGAGGTCGCGCTCGGCGACCTGCTTCGAGTACTGGGCGGGGAACAACTCTTTGAACTCGGCGAGCTGCTCGGCGGTGAACGGGCCGAGGTCGAGCTTCTCGCGCGCCTCGGACGGGGCGCGGAGGCGATCCTTGACCTGCTGGCCGAGCATCTTCGACACCGTTTCGGGATCCATGCGCAGGAGCGCCTCACTGTTCAGCCGCACGAACCGGGGGTCGGCAACCATCCGGCTGAGGGCCTTCTCGCGGCGCTTGATGGAGGCGCCGAGGTTGAGCACGAGGAACTGCAGGTTGCGCTGGGTGATGTTGGCGTAGGTGATCGACGCGCCGGTCTCGTTGGCGTCGATGAGGTCACCGGGCACGCCCATGAACCGGCAGATCTCGACGTCGGTGAACTTCATCGCCTCGATGAAGTTCGCCTGCGCCTGGGCGACGTCGGTGGACTTGTACTCCCAATCGCTGCCGGAGACGAACGGGTCGCCGTTCTCGATCGACAGCTGGAAGCGAGCCTTGATCGACTCGGCCTGCTTCGTCGGCACGGCCGACTTGCCGTACTTCAGGTGCCCCGACGGGACGATGCCGCCGCCGAACCACGCCGCGGCGAAGTCCTGCGCGGCCTGATGCTGCTGCAGCGTGGTCGCGGCGTGAGCAAGCGGGGAAAGGCCGAGGACCTGGCCCGACTGAGTGAACTGCCGTTCGTGCCAGACGAGGGAGGGGTCCTTCTGCTTCTTCCCGTCGAACCAGTAGGTGACGACACCCTTCTCGCTGCGGACGGTGACGGCCTGGCGGGCGACGAGGTCGATGCGTGCGGGCTTGCCAGCGGCGTCCTTCTCCGTGATGACGCCGAACGCGTTGCCGACCATGTCGAGGTCGTTCTGTGAGGAGTAGAGCCATTCGCAGATGTCGACGTGCTCGCCGCCGGGATTCACCAGCACGGGCGGTTTGGGGACCTCCACCTGGTGACGGCCGACACGGCGGTAGACGTCGACGGGGAGGGTGGAGATCAGGTCGGCGCGCAGGCGCGCACTCGCCCACATCGCCGACTGGCCGAGTGCGCCCCGGCGTGTGCTGGCCTTGCCGCGCCAGCCGACGCGGGAGGGGATCAGGCCAGACGCTCCGCTGCTGCCGCGGGCGACGAGGAAGCTCACAGGCGGCCCCTCCGCTCGATCGACGTCGACACCAGCACGAGCCCGAGGCCGGCGGCGATGAACGCGGCAGGGATCCAGATCAGGGCGATGCCGGTGACGATGAGGCACAGCGCGAGCAGCTCGATGAGGTCGGTGATTCGGGAGCGCACGGTGGAGCCTCCTTTGTGGTCAGGCGACCGTCTCGAGCAGGTCTGTGACCTCCTCCTCGGCGCGTTTCAGCTCGAGCTGGAACGCCCACGGCGCGATGGAGGTGGCGACCAGCGGGGAGATGATCGTGCGTGAGGTGCCGTCGTCCCAGACGGGCGGCTTCGTCTTGGTCCACGACGCTCCGCCGATCGCGACGTCGAGCGGGGTTTGGTGCTTGCGCGCGTGGACGGTGGTGGGTCCGGTCTCGTCGGTGATGCCGTCGTACCAGTCGCTCACCGCGGCCGCGTATTCAGCTCGAGGGAGGACGATCATTTCGATGTCGGCCCGGGAGAACCGGTCAGCCATGAGCGCGGCGGATCCGCCGGCCACGACGTAGACCCGTCGGGGTGCGCGCGGGTTGAGCTCGAAAAGCTGCCCGAAGTAGGGCAGGACCCAGTGCATCGACCGCTCGTGCTTGACCACCTCGGCTTGCACGAGGCCATTGGTGTTCAGGCCCGCCCAGCTGATGGTCGCCCACGAGTGGTCGTTGGTGATGTCGAGGGTGAATGCGCGTCGGCCGACGATGATCGCGTCGGTGGCGGATGTCTCCCACTGGTCGTCGGTGAGGATGCTGTCGTCGCCGGCGCCGAGGTCCGCGATGTTGCCGAAGTTGCGTTTGAACGCGCGGACCTTCTTCGGCGTGGTGGCGTTGAGCCAGGCGTGCTCGACTTCCTCGACGCGGAGAGTGTGCCCGATCGAGGGGATGCGGCGCCGCCACGTCTGCTCGGATCCGATGTCGTCGTCGGGTCCGAACGAGAAGTTGAAGAACGCGACGCGCGCTGCGGTGAGCTCGGCCGGGTCGGCGAGGAACCGCTTCTCGAGCTCCGAGGTCTGCTCGTTCCAGTACAGCGACTTCGCGTTGCCCTGGGTCGACTCGACGAGAAGCAGTGCGTTGGGGTTGACGTTCATGGCCGGCTGCATCGTGGTGATGTATCGGTCGTCGCGGTGGGCCATGGCTTCGGTGATCGCGCCGAGGGCGATCGTGTCACCGTGCCCGGAGGATTCCTTCTCGGACAGCGGCCACTCGCTGGACCCGTTGGCCCAGGCAACGTGTTCCTTGCCGTTGGAGGTGACCGGTGTTCCGGGGGCGAGCTTGCGGCCGAGCGGGGTCGAGCGGATGAGCTCGGCGTGCTGGATCATCTTGGCGATCGCCGACTTGCCCTCTTGCGCCGCGAACAGCGTGCGGACGGGGACGGGGGTGTCGAGCGCCGTGTGCGCCTTGGTGACGATGACGAACGTGGTCTTGCCGACCTGGCGCATCGTGGTCAGGTACGCCTCGCGGTAGATCCTGACCCCGGTGCGAGGGTCGACCTCGCCGATGACGTCGGCGACGTACTGCTGCCAGGGCATGAACGGCTGACCGAGCAAGCGGGCGACCATGCCCATGCGTGTGCCGTAGGTGGGGTTATCGAAGTTGCGGAGCGTCCCCATCCGCGGGATCACGTCAAGGTACGAGGGGTAGCCCAAACCCTCCTGCTTTGAGAGCTGCGTCGACCGCGGAGTCATCGTCGCCCTCCTTCGTCGTGCGCAGCGACCGGAGCACCTCGAAGAGTTGCTTGCGGGCGCTGCCGCGCGCCGTGGCGGAGGTGTTCGGGTCGTCGATCTCGCGGGCGCTGGCCAGCGCGAGGGCTTCGAGCGAGCGGTGGAACGGAACGCGCATCGCCTCTTCGATCTCGGCGATGTCGAGCTCGACCGCGGTGACCATCGGCCCCTTCTCGGGCGCGGGCGGCGCGGACGTGTCAGCGCCGGTGTCATCGGCTCCGATGTGACCGTTCGGCGTGACATCGTCGACGATCGTCATCGTGGCTCTGCGCGCGCGTGCGGTGGCGTTGGCTCGGGATGCCTTCGCGCGGTCGTTGTTCGCTCTCCGACAGCGATCGCACGGGCCTTTGCCCTTCCCCTCGCGCTGGTCTTTCAGCTCGAGGCGGTAGCGCTGGACGGTGCCGTGCGCGGGGGTCTTCTTCGACGCGGTCACATGACCTCCCATCACCCGGAGA